GTGACGTATCACGCCGCATAGAAAGTATTTCCGTAGTTGCCCAGCGGTAGATCGTCTTCATATCCCAGTCGATCAGACCCAACTGCTTAGCTGCGAGCCCCCCAGCGATATTAGCGGCAGCCGCCGCAGACCAGAACCGCTCGCGCTGTGTGAGCTTAAGCTCCCGGTCGATCTTCTGTTGCACGCTAAGGGCTGTGGCCTTTGCCTCCTCCAGATTGGATACCAGCCACTGTGCGTAGATCGGCCCTGCGTGCCCGTAGTTCTCCATAAGCTGGTGGTCGAACATATGCTTAGCAACTTCTGGATCGATAGCGCCCGTAAAACCAATCTTGTACTCCAGCAGTCGCATCATCTCGCCGTCAGGGGAGTTTTTATATGCCGAAAGCTTCTCGTAGAATGAGGAGTTAGAGGAGCATAGGCTTAGCGTCTGCCACGATGTCAGGTTGGCCCGAAGCTCGTTGGCCGATGCCATAACCCGGTCCTTACCGCGCCCCTGCGACATATTGTAGATTAGCTCGGAGAAATCCTCTGCCTTCATATTTGTCATCTCGTCGATGCAGACCGGCAGGTTGTTCATAACACCCACGCGCATGACCTTGGCGTTAAGGGTGTCTTCCTTCACCCCGCAGAGGCGGTCAGGCGACCCATAGACGCTGTTGCACATATGCAGGATCGTGGTCTTGCCGGTGCCGGATGAGGGGTGGATGACGTTGATGATTGCCCCCTTCTGCCCAAGGAACCGAAGCAGTGGCGCACCGAAGGCAGTCAGCGCAGCGAACGCATGAGGTTCCAACCCCGGTCGTCCGTAGAGCGCGAAGACTTCTTTCCACTTCTCCAAGGAACCTACCGGCCCCATGTGTGCAGCTATAGCGGAGGTAACTTTAGACGGAGGGCTGTGGTACACGCCGCTCGCGCTGATCTCTTGGTCACCAATAATAAACTTGCTATCTTGGTCGGCCCATCCAAATTGAACACGCATTTTCTCTGCTTTCTTTCTATCTTGTAGGTTGTCAACTGAAGTCACTATCAATTGATGAATCAAGGCAAAACTTTTCCCGTATGCCGCAACACCGTAGGAGGCTAAGGTTTTTGTAAGTTCCTTAACGTCCATAACCTGAGCCATAGGCAGCGAAAACTCTCGTATTCCGTCTTGGAGTAGATGGAGTCTCATAACAACTACATCGCGTAGTACGGGGTCATTCATACGCTTAACAACATATAGGTCGTTCTTATAGACAAAGACCGGCTCTTCTTCGTCCACTACAGGCTTGCGGTATATACCGCCGTTAACACCTCGGAAGAAGGGGAAGGGATACTCCGGTATCTGGAACACCTCTGTGGTGCCGTCCTTAAACTCAACGGTGACTTGGTTATCTTCGGGTGTAGCCTCGACGATTTCCTTGCCGAGGACTATTGGGCTCTTGATCTTGCCCTTATGCGGGCACCCGTCGCAGCCGCCCGGGTTATTCCGCTCGAACACACTGCATGTGTGCGGACCCTTGATATGGCGCGTCTTATGCTCGGTAGCTGCCGGGTCGTAGTCGGCGTAGCCCTCAGAGATTTTGTGGATAGCTGTGTCTCGGTCTACGCAATGGTGGGCAATCGACAGGGCGTCAAACCAGCGAGGCTCTTCCAGCCCCGCTCTGTTCTCATAGCAGTCCACCAACTGCTGACAGCCGTTCCCTTTGAGGCTGCGGCGCATGATCTTGCTGAACCGGGATATTGAGTTATCCATCAGCGACTTGGCTAGGGCGCTGAGTTCGCGCGGAGCCGCAGGGGTGAACGCCTTGGTTTCCTTTACCCCGAGGGCGTCACGGAGATCAGACAGGTCGTGCGGGTTGCCCCCGTGGATGACGCTAACCTCAGTCGGCGGGTCATCCTTAAAGTTCAACGTGCCGGGTACGCGCAGTATGCGCGCCACTTCAAAGACCGCTGGGTCTACGTACAGGTTATGCACCGCGCAAAGCTCACGCAGCCTAGCTGCCACCGGCTCCCACTCACTGCGGGTGATCGTCTCGTTGAGCGGCCAGTATACGTGCAGCCCGCGCCCTGAGTTTACGAGCAGGGGCTTCGGTAGCCCCACGGTCTTGCAGAAAGTACGGAGTGCTGCGGTACCCGCGTCTTGGTCGATATACCCGGCAGGGCGTCCAGTCTTGGCGTTGATCGCTACTTTCGTAGGGCCGCAGTCGATATCTAACCAAAGGGCTTTGAGCCCTTGAACATTGTCTTTCTGGCGGTTTTCGTCCGTAGCGTACTTGGCAACCCCGAAGTAGACGTTGTACCCGCGATCCATTAGGTCAGCGGAGATGGCATCAAACTGCTCTCGGGTAGCTACAAGCTGCTGGCGTACCGCCGCTCCTTCCTTAATGCCTACGGAGCAGAACCACCCATCGGACGGCTGCACGGCAGACAGAAGATCAATCTCATGCATTGGGCACCAGTCATAACGGAGCGGGGCTCCGTCCGTGTGGGGGGAAGCTTAGGTACCTCAGCTTAGGTAGGATATATAGTCTTCCACCCGGGCGCGAAGCGCAGGGGACGGTGTACTCCTAGCGCAAAACCAGTTGTACACAGTCTGGCGGCTAATCCCCAGCCGGGATGCGACCTCGATAGCTGGGATATCCTTTGCAAGACATACCCGACCAAGGCGCACACCAACTGAGGCGGCGTCAGCCATTTCGTTAAGCCTGTATAATCTGACGCTGTAGCCTTGGGTCATTAGTCTTCTTCGTCTTCGTCTTCGTCTTCGTCCCACGTGCTGAGGGACTTAACGAGGTTACCCTTAGCTGCGGCAGCTACCCTAGCGGGGGGCTTGCTGGACTGGCGAACCACCGGCTCGTCTTTCTCTTCATCCTCTGCGTCCTCTTCAGGCTCGGCAGAGCGGACAACCTTGGTCTTGGCCTTAACTTCAGGCTTGGCCCGGGTCGGAAGCTTCTCCACCTTATCGCCCTGCGCCACAGTCAGGATGCAAACGCGCTGGCTATCAGGGTGGGCTTGCGCCTCAGAGACAAGCGCCATCTCATCGTCGCTGGTTTCCCGCACTGGCGAGAACAGAAGCTCCATGCTGTCTGCGTTAGAGTCGTAGCTAATGGTGGTGACAACTTGGTCGATGGAGAAGCCGTTAGCCGGGAGGTACTTAGTGTAGCTCTCAAAGGGGTGGACGTTATCGGAACCCTTACCAAACAGCGACTTGGCGGGGATGTTGAACTGGTAGATATCCCCCGAGTCGTCACCTTCCAGCAGGACTGCAATGCGCCGCTGGAACCGGCAGGCACGCCCGCCGTTGTCCCCACTGCCCGCTACGTTCTGACGGCACTCACCGCAGTTGCGAGCTTGCGGATCAGATGCACCCGCTTCCGGCTTGTCGCCCAGATTGGACCAGCAGTTAGGCAGCGTAGGCTTCGCATTGGGGTCGTACTTACCCGCGTAGAAGACCCGCGACACCTTGGGCAGCGTGTTGATGATGATGACGTTGATTTCACCGCGCGGGGCCTTGCCGATCTGCTCACCGTTAACGATGCGCTTGAACGTACCGTTGGTGTTCGTCTGGATGCGGCGGTTAGTTCCCCCGCTACCGACCAGCGACTTAGCGAGTTCCGAGAGTTCCCGACGCCCCGTATTTGCGGGCGAGTCAGGCTGCTTAAAGATTGTGATATTGCTCATGGGTGTATCCCCTTTCAACGAGCGCTAGGTTTACGAACTTGGATTACGAACTTGGTATCGGCCTGTAGGCCAGCCGGGTAAAGCTCCGGGTTTTCCTGCAGAAAATCCCGCATATTAACATTGTGGATGCGATGCTCCAGCAGAGACAATGCGTTGTTTTCATAGATAAATTTGTGCAGAGAATCCCAGTCACTGCTCCAGTAGCGGGAGCTAATACGCCGGGAGATGGTACCGTACTTGGTCTTGATGCTGTCGGCGTCGTGTTGGTTGCACAGGTCGAGTAGCTGCGCACTGAGGGTATCCATGCTCTCTCTGAGCACCGCAACTTCTTCCTTGTGCCGGTCTTCTTTCTCTTGGATGGCGGTGCGTACCCGCAGGTACTCCGTCACCAATTCTTCTGTATCTTCTGCCATCGCTTGCTCCTCGTTCTGGCTCTAGGACCATACCCTAACATTATACAGTGTCAAGGGGTGGGTGTAATTTCTTGGCGGTAAAGGTCGATGATCTGCTGGTGGTTGGTGATGTTGTTTTCCAGCATCTTGTACAGCTTGGCTTCCACCGGGCTGCCTTGGATATGCACGATGGTCATGGGGTGCTTCTGCCCCGGGCGGTTGATGCGTGCGTTAGCCTGTAGGTA